GTTTTGAATGGGCTACTAATGTGTTCCAAGCCCAGGAAGAGCACCTACTTCCTAAATTAGAAGGCAAAGTTTATTGGAGTCTATATGAAACATCAAGGGGCTGTCCGTATAGATGTAGTTATTGCGATTGGGGTGGCGGCACCTACACCAAGACTATAAAAAAACCGTTTGCCACTGTGTTAAGCGAACTCGAATGGTTGAGCAAGAATAAGTGTCATACGATTGCGTTAACTGATGCTAACTTTGGTATCTTTGATATCGATACAACTGTTGCTGAGTATATTTCAGAGTACCATAAAAAATATGGTTATCCAAAACGTATGCATTCAGAAAATGCAAAAAATCATCCTGAACGAGTTGCAAAGATTACTAAAATTTTTGCCTTGGCTGGTATGCTTGAAGGATACAGAATTAGTATTCAGAGTATCAACGACGAGATAAAGAAAAATATCGATAGGATTGATATTCCATTTAAAAAACAACTTAATATTTTTAAAGAACTACAAAGTACTATTAAAAATTTACCCATAAAAGTTGAAACAATTATGGGTTTACCAGGGGCAACTGTAAAATCTCATTTGAATGAAATTGATACTATATTAGGAGCTGGGTTAATGGTGCCACGTCCTAGTACATGGATGTTATTACCAGAAAGTCCAGCATATTCTCCAGAGTATAGAAAAAAATTTAAAATTCAAACAGTAAACAAATATAACATGAGTTGGCCGTGGGCACTTAAAAAAAATCTAGGAGTAGACGAAGGTGTCTACAGTATGGAACAATTTTATAATTTAAGTGTAGAAAGTGTAGTTGGTACGTACAGTTATACAAAACAAGATTGGATTTCAATGCAAATGATCAACAGCATAGCTAAACCTTTATCTATAGCTGGAGGCAAATATCTTTTCAAGTATATGAAAGAAAAACATCGGATGAAGCCGAGTGTGTTGATTGAAATGGTACTTAATCTCATATATCAAACCTATGAGGATAGGTCAATAAATGATTTTTCTTATTTTTATCATACCTTAGATTACTACAATGAATGGATAGAAAAAAATAGTAGTCCAGATTCTGGTATAGATCATGATGTAGATTTTCCAATTATTTTTAGTGCTCCAAATTATACAACTTGGAGAACACTTATAAATTTGCCTAAAATAAATTCTATTATCAAGGATCTACTTATTGCAAAATTTAATGATAAAAAAATTGAGGATTTATTAAATTTTACTACCGGAATTACTTTAGATATTACTTATAATCCAACAAAAGGTAGGACTATTACTACACAGTATGATTGGCTAGGGTATTTCCAATCAAAGAAACGGCTTATAAAATCTAACACAGTTTATAGTATATCAGATCAAGAAATCCAAATGGATATTTCTAAAACACATAAAATAGATTGGCATGAATATAAACACGATATTATTAATTTTGAAAAGCAGTATTTTTATCTTATGTGTACTAATATTGATTTAGATAAAACTAGTAAAAGTATAGAAGTATTATAATTTCATATGTTAAAATATTTGATTTTTAAGTTTATATCTAGTATAATATAACTGTAGAACTAACAAGGATAATTAATGAAATTAAAAATTAGTGAGATATTTTACAGTGCGCAAGGCGAAGGACGCTTTATTGGTGTTCCGTCGTTGTTTCTGCGTACATTTGGCTGTAATTTTACCTGTGGCGGATTTGGTATGCCTAGAGGTACAGTCAGCACAGAACGCAATGTAATTAAAGTAGAACAATATAAGAACTACACTGATCTTCCATTGGTTAATACAGGCTGTGATAGCTATGCTAGTTGGGATCCACGCTTTAAAAGTTTAAGTCCATTGTTATCCATAGACGAAACAGTTAAGCAAATGCTAGATGTTGTTCCTAATAACAACTGGCAACAGGCTAATGGCAATAACGTACATTTAGTTATAACAGGTGGTGAGCCGTTGCTAGGATGGCAACGTTCGTTTCCTAAGTTGTTAGCACATGATGATATGTTTAACTTGCTTAACTTAACATTTGAAACAAACGGCACACAGGAATTGCATGATGACTTTGCGGCATATTTGAAACTATGGAAGAGACAAGCACGTGAAATTACATTTAGTGTAAGTCCAAAGTTAAGTGCCAGTGGCGAAACTTGGGAAGATGCTATTAAGCCTGGGATTGTAGCAAGTTATGAGAAAGTTGGTACAACCTATCTTAAGTTTGTTATCGAAACACCAAACGACTTTGATGAAGTTGATCGTGCTGTGACAGCTTATAGAACAGCGGGCTTTACTGGCATGGTTTATGTTATGCCCGTTGGTGGTGTTGTTAGTGTATATGATGGAAACAAGTTCCATATCGCAGACGAAGCAATGAAACGTGGTTATTATTACAGCCCGCGACTTCACGTAGACCTCTGGGGGAATGCCTGGTCAAAATAATATTTTACCCCATTTATTGCTAAATAAATATATAGTAACTAATGGGGCAATATGAAAAAGACTGCTTATACTCACGAAGAATTTGTAAACAAAGTATCAACTATAAATCCAACTATTGTTGTAACTAGCAAATACAATGGTGTAGAAAATAAAATAGAGATAGAATGTTCGCATCTTGGCAAGAATATAGTGTATGCTTATTCTCTACTAAAGCCTAGGCATTGCTGTAGGAAAGGATATCACGCTAATAGAATTCCAGCAATGAAGAAAGATGTAGAATCTAGAAAATTAGAATATTCTGCTATTTTTGGAAATACATTAGATTTTTCACAAGCAACATTAGATTCACAACAGTTAGATAATATTGTATGCAATAACCACAAAATTAGTTTTAAGCAATGGTTTAGTTCTCTCAAACAAGGTATTGGGTGCCCTAAATGTGGTAAAGAAAAGAAAAAAGATGCTGGTACAAGAATGTTAGCAGTAGCGAGAAAGAAACAGTTAGACAAAGGCAATGCCAAGTTTGTATCAAAAGTTGAGACAACCTGGTTAGATGAATTAAATGTACCAGTTAGACAACACTGGTTAGAAGATGTAAAATACAGTGTAGATGGATTTAATCCTACTACAAATACCGTATATTTGTATCATGGCAGATTTTGGCACGGGTGTCCAGAAAAATATAATCAGAACGAAATACACCCAATACTAAAAGTAAAAATGGAACAACTATATGAACAAACATTGTCTTGGGAAAACAAGATAAAAGAAGCAGGATATAATTTAATAGTTAAATGGGGATAAAATGTATCTATTTACAAGTGAAAGTGTTAGTGAAGGACATCCGGATAAGGTAGCAGACGCTATCAGTGATGCTATCTTAGATTTAGCCATGTACGGCGAAAATGTAAGTGTGCGCTGTGCCTGTGAAACATTAGTCACTACCAATCGTGTTATTGTTGCTGGAGAATATAAAAATGTCAGACTTCATCCTGAAGAAGTTGAAAGTGTCATACGTAAAACGATTAAAAACATTGGCTACGAACAAGCAGGGTTTGATTGGCGTACAGTTGAAATCACAAATTTATTACATGGGCAAAGTGCGGACATTGCACTAGGCACAGATACATTTGGTGCTGGTGACCAAGGTCTAATGTTTGGTTATGCCACAAACGCTACACCCAACTATATGCCGCCAGCAATTTACTGGAGTCACAAGATTGTAGAAGAGTTAGCAAATCGCCGCAAAAACTTCGGTGCTACTTGGCTTGGTCCAGATGCTAAAAGTCAAATAACAATAGAATTCAATGATGATGGCACAGTAAAGCATATTGCTAAAATTGTATGCAGTACACAGCACACAGAAGAATTCAATATTCATGAAGTACGTGCGGCTGTTCATACTATTATTACTGATGTTATACCTCCTAACTTATTCAAAGCCGATACGGAGATACTTATAAACCCAACTGGTAGATTTGTTATCGGCGGACCAGATGGTGATACTGGATTAACTGGACGTAAGATTATTGTTGATACCTATGGTGGTAGTTGCCCCCATGGCGGTGGTGCTTTTAGCGGCAAAGATCCTACTAAAGTTGATCGTTCAGCCGCTTATATGGCTCGCTACCTTGCCAAGAATATTGTGGCTAGTGGGCAAGCAAACTGGGCAACTGTACAATTAGCCTATGCTATTGGTGTAGAGCAACCAATGAGCGTATATGTCGATAGTGATGGAAATAATACCGAACTAACCGAGTGGATAACTACTAATGTAGACCTAACTCCTAGAGGCATTATTAACAGATTTAAACTGTTCCGCCCTATTTACAGTAGTACAACTAATTACGGACACTTTGGTAAGGATGGTTTACCCTGGGAAGAGTTAGATTTATTTTAAGGATATATTATGTGGAAAAAAATTAAAGCATCATTGGGCTTAAACAAAGCAGAACTTGCGGCAGAAGCCGAAGCCAAGGCATTAGCCGCACAAGAAGCTAAAGCCAAACGTGCAGAAGCCAAAGCCAAAGTTAAAGCAGTATCAGCTAAAGATGAAGCAACTGCAAAAAATGAACCTTGGGTAGAAATCATGGGTATGGAAATAGATGACAGCGATCCAGGGCAAGGTGCGTTTGAACTAGATTGGAATGACATATTTGTTGCTAAGTTAGTTCGTGCAGGCTATCAGGGCAAAACAGATCAAGACATTGTAGATAATTGGTTTAAAACAGTATGTCGTAACGTAGTTACAGAAACATACGAACAGGACCAAGCTGATCCCGAAAAACGCAGTAATCGACGTGATTTAGGCAATGGTAGAACAGAAGTTTCTTGACATTTAAACAAAATGAAAGTATAATAACTACATGAGATATCTAATTGTAGACGCAGCAAACACATTCTTCAGAGCCCGACACAGTGCCCATCGTCAAGCAGACACATGGGATAAGTTGGGCTTTGCCATTCATGTTACCTTAGCCAGTATTAACAAAGCATGGCGTGATCAAAAGGCAGATCACGTTATTGTCTGTTTAGAAGGACGTAGCTGGCGCAAAGACTTTTATACTCCGTATAAAGCTAATCGAGCAGTAGCACGTGCGGCTAAGACAGAAGCAGAGCAAGAAGAAGAACAAATGTTCTGGGACGCTTTTGATGCTATGAAAACATTTCTAGCCGAAAAGACTAACTGCACTGTATTACAACACGCTAACTTAGAAGCGGATGATTTGGTAGCAGGGTGGATACAAACACACCCTAATGACCATCACACTATTGTTTCAAGTGACACAGACTTTTATCAACTATTAAGTGAAAACGTTAATCAATACAATGGTATTGCAGATGAGTTGCATACACTAACTGGCATCTATGATAAGAAAGGCAAACTTGTTATAGACAAGAAAACTAAAGAGCCTAAAAAGATTCCAGATCCCAAGTTCATCCTGTTTGAAAAGTGTGTGCGTGGTGATCCTACAGATAATATCTTTAGTGCTTATCCGGGTGTACGTACTAAAGGCACTAAGAATAAAGTGGGATTAGAAGAAGCCTACGCAGATAAAGACAAACAAGGGTATGCATGGAATAACCTCATGTTGCAACGTTGGACCGATCATAATGGTGATGAGCATCGCGTGTTAGATGACTACAATCGTAATGTTACGTTAGTTGACTTAACAGCTCAACCCACTGAATATAAACTTATGATAGAAGAAACTATCAAAGCTGGTGCAACTGCACTTAATCGTCCTATGGTAGGTGCGCAGTTCTTAAAGTTCTGCGGCAAGTATGACCTAGTTAAACTAAGCGACAATGCCAGCAACATGGCAGAATGGATGTGTGCTAGTTATCTGGAGAAAAATTAATGATTGAATATGTATTATGCTATGCACAAAGTTTTACCTATGGCGCGATGTTTGGCGGTGCTATTGTTTGGCTTTTATTAACTCGTAAGAAAGAAGTAGATGATAGATAAATCACAGAAGTTTTTAGCGTTAGACTTAGAATTAAACCAGCCTAGTGGTAAGATCATTCAGGTTGGTGTTGCCATCGGCAGTGCAAATGATAAGTTTGAAAATTACATAACTAAGAAATGGTACATTGATCCAAACGAACCAATTGATCAATTTATTATTGACTTGACTGGTATTACTGATCATGATATTAGATTAAACTGTGTAAGTCATGCCACAGTTGCACGTGAGCTCAGTGACTTGATCAAACAGCACAATACTTGGATCAACCCAATCACTTG